CCGGGCATCACCCGGACGCAGTGCTGAATGAGTTGGAGCGGATATTGGAAGACTATCGCGGAACTGAATTTACGGTGCTGGAGGAGGATGATGAATAACAGGGGGAAATTGATTTCCGTCTGTGGAATAAAAAAAGCCCCGTTCCACCTACATCAATGTCCCTAATGGAATCAGGGCGTTCGGTGGCTACAGGGCTTTAGCCTTTTATCACGGAGCGGCTAACTCCACCGACTAACGATTCGGCACGACTGGTGCGCTTCAAAGAGAGGCGTTCGCGGTGTTTCGATCCGCTGCGCGGGCGGCTGTGGTGGTCAGGACAGGATTCGAACCTGCATCAATACGGAGAGCGACTCCATAGCGTCACCAATTGCGCCACCTGACCTTATTGAAAAGAACTTAACGGGAGGTTCCCGATTGCAAATATACTCATAACGTTCGAGGGCTTTGCGTTCGGGCGGGATTTGAAAAACCAAACTTTAATTTAAGTACAGATGATAAATAGTAGTACAGAACTTGAAAACTTGCACGTCAGCCCGCCTGACGCAAAACCCTTGTTACCCGCAGTGCTTACTTTCGTTAATGAAGTGGCTTGCATTGATTGGGAAGATGGAATTAAGCAGGTTTTTGACAATACGATTGACCTTGTTTTGACTGACCCGCCCTATGGTATGGCTTATCGAAGCAATAGACGAAAAGAAAAGCATAAAAGTATCCAAAACGACACGGATTTAGATTGGTTGGGTGATTGGTGCAAAGAACTTAAAAGGGTATGCAAACCCGAAGCCCACCTTTATATTTTTTGCAGTTGGCATAACATTGATATTTTTAAGCAAACATTAGGGGTGTATTTCAATGTGAAAAACATTTTGGTTTGGGAAAAGAATAATCACGGAAGCGGTGATTTGCTTGGCGATTACGCCCCGAAATATGAACTGATAATATTTTGTAGCAACGGGAGCAAAAAATTAAATGGTGGGCGAAGTAGCAACGTAATTAAGTGTGCAAAGATGCCAACATATAATCACCCAACCGAAAAACCAACAAACCTACTAAGGCACTTGATAGAAAAAAGCACCAATAAAGGCGATTTAGTTTTGGATACTTTTGCTGGTAGCTTTTCAACTGCAAGAGCTTGTAAAGAAATAGGGCGGGATTTCATTTGTTTTGAAGTCGAACCCGAATATTGTCGAACCGCTAAAAACCTGCTTAATGGTGTATCCGTGTCGCTGTTTTAGCATTGCGGGTAACTTCCGCTTGCGGCAACTTCGCAGCCGCAAGCTCGCAGTACGTTAGCGGTCAGCTTAAAGACAGCATCACGCCAGTTAGACAGTAGTAGAAATTTTGCAATTCGTGTACAAACTCCATTTTACTAAATCTATGACTCTCAAAATTGAAAGTGTAGGTATTATTCCATTCTCCTTTTGAAAATGGTTTTGACAACACAAAATCAAGTATCATTCCACCACTTTTAAAGTCTTTACCTATGTATCCTTTTTTGTAGTCTTTGTCTGAAAATCCAAACTTCAAAAGCCATTCTTCGGTTAATGGAACAGGCGAATGAACAAGATTAAATCCTTTCGGGTCTTCGGAAAGCCATTTCAGGTCTTGCCAGTCAATTACGGTAGGCAAAATTTCTCCTTCTGCTGTATCGTAGTTTAAAATATTTCCGCACTTCAAATCGTGGATTGAAAAAGCCGAACCGCTAACAGCAGTTTGGCAAGATGCGGGGTTTGTTGCTTCGTTTGACATATTCGTGTTTGTTTAAAATTTGTACTTCGTTTGTGGCTTTTCGGGTAAACGGTCCGCACCTCGCCAAGCTGCGGACCGTTGCAAATATACTACCTTTGTTTATATTTGCAACATGGAAAAGAAAAAAACAGGTGGCAGGGCACGGCAATTTGAGCCGCATAAAGCCGTTAAGGTGCAGATTTTCGTACCCGAAAACGACGTAGCCATGAGCGTGGCAGTAGCAAAGAGGGCAATTCTGAAGCGGTACAAGGCAATGCAGGGCGGAGGCTGCGTGGAACATGAAGGCTAAAGGTTGCGGAGCGCACATCGGCTACGCTGCGGCAACCTTTGTAGCCTTGCTCTTGCTCGGCTGCAACGCTGAGAAACGCTGCGCTCGGCAGATGGTGCGCTGTGGTGTGGTGTTCACCTCTGATACGCAGTACGTTCACGATTCGATACGCATAGAACGCACCTTGCGCGATACCCTGCTTGCATGGGATAGCGTAATTATAGGTGATACGGTAACGATTGAGCGGGATCGGTTGCGCGTGAAGGTGGTGAAGCTGCCAGGTGAACGGCTGTGGGTGCAGGGCGAGTGCAAGGACACGGTGATAAGGTACGTCCGGCAAGTGGTGAACAACGGCGCAATCCGGAAAGAGAAATACCCGTGGTGGCATTTTGCGTTCACGGGGCTGGTCGGTGCTGTTATCGGAGCAATCTGGGCGCATCAGCGGAACAATCCGCGCAATCCGTGGTAATTTTAATCGCCTGATAATCAGGCAGTTACAAAAAATAATCAACTTTTTTGTGCATAATGATTGCATCGTATTGTTCTAAGGTAGTATATTTGCTTCATCAAATCAGAACAACACCATGACACGCATCAACAACACAACAGGTAGCAAGGCGGTAATTATCCGCAAGAACTGGAGTGGCTTTATTGCCATGTACGTTCAGGTTTACCAAGGCGAAGAACAAGTACTGGACAGTAAATCATACGGAACAGAAAAAGCCTGTATCCGTTGGGCTAACAAGGTGTTAGGAATTTCCTGACACCTTTACTTTTTCACCACAAAAGTCAAGCAATACCATGACCTACAACGAATGGATTCAGCACCTGCGCAACGAGCGCAGGAAGATAGCTGAAAAGCTGGAGCGGCTGGGCGATAAGCCAGTAATGAGCGCACAGGAACGCGAACGCATTGCGGACAGAACACGAACCATTATTCACAACCAATAACATGAACACGATTAAAATCACACGAAGCATTGAAGCAGAGGTTGAGTTATCACTCCCTCACTTCAGCAAGAGCGCAGACGGCTGCTGTTTTGTCTGCATCACGGGGAAGGATTCAAAGAATGGCCTTCAGGGTATTCGGGTCTGGATTTGCGAGCATGAGGTAACCATCAGGAATTTCTCCGTGGACGCTCAGGAAGTAGAATCCAACAAGTACGAATTTGCAGCCGCCTATGGAGTAGCGATGGCCAAGCTGAACCTGAATTTTGATGCAATCGAGAAGGAGGTGCAGCCATGAACCTGCGTTCAATACTCTGCCGTAAACGTCAACAGCGGCATAATACGGGCGAACTGGTGCGCTTTTACGAAACGCGCATAATCGCGAAAGTGGAAGCATATCGCTGGAGCAGCTATCACAAATGCTGGGAATATCACCTTGAAGGCTTTCCCGGTTGGACTAATCAAAACCTAATCAAAGCAATATGAGCAACACTAAACACCCAATGGCTCGCCTGATGGCAGCCCAGATGGACATTCAGACCATCGTAAAAGACAAAGTAAATCCGCACTTCAAAAAGAACTACGCGGACATCAACACGATGTTGGCTGAAGTGAAACCAGCCCTGCACAAACATGGCCTGTTTATCATTCAGCCTATAGAAGAAGGTCAGGTAATTACGCAAATTGTGGATGCCGAAACCGGGAACATCCTGTGCGAATCGGCACTCACCCTATCCGGGCAAGGAAACCCCCAGCAGCGCGGTAGTGAAATAACATACTATCGCAGATACACTTTGCAATCACTTCTGAGCCTCGAAGCTGAAGATGATGATGCGAATGCTGCCAGCGCACCCGCTCCCGCTGATGATGATAAACCTTGGTTATCGGACAAACACGAGAAATGGGAAAAGGCTGTGAGCTATGTTTCAGCCAATGGCCCTGATTCAGTACCTACGGCCATACGCACTCTGGAACGCGATTTCAAAATCAACAAGGCCATGAGGGCAGCACTCTTAACCGTTGCGAAAGGGATAGCCAATGTTAAGTAACGACCAAGCATTTCTTGCAGCATGCTACGCTATTGTAGCGTGCTGCATTTTGCTTACCATTGACACCGTTTTAAACTGGATCCGGAGGCGCAAATGACACGAAAGCTAAACCTTAAACATCACGTGCAAGACCAACGTATCAAGCTATTTAAAGACCTGCAGCTTGATTGCATATGGGAAGCCGTGGTGCGTTATACTGGCGTACCTGATACAGCAGCGGATAGCAAGACACGAAGTAATGAATACGCCTATGCACGGTTCATTTTCTATTACTTTGCTCGCAACCTGACTTATGCAAGTTGGAAACAAATAGGCCAGTACACGGGCGGCCGTGACCATTCAACCGCTATCAATGGCTATTCTGTAATCGTTGACGAAATGGAATTTGATAAGCGGCTGAAACGCAAAGTTGAACAAATCGAAGAATATCTTCAACCGCGCATGGTGGCTGAACCTGTGGAGATTTTGTTTTGGCCTGACCAAGGTTTAACCCTTGCTTTTTTGTAACGCATAGGCTATATTTGTAACAAGTTCGGAAGCGCAGATTGGAACCCTGCCCGAATGACAAGGTAATGAAAAACGCATTTAACAAACGCTCCGTCAGAGTACCTGTGCATCCTAACCTTGAGGATGGTTCCACACAGCGAAATGGCGGAGCGTTTTGCTTTTTATGAAAGACCCAGCATTCCTATTTTACTCGTCTGACTTCCTTTCTGGAACATTGACCATGACCAATGAACAAGTTGGAAAGTACATCAGGCTTCTTTGCCTGCAACATCAAAAAGGTGACCTGTCCGAAAAAGATATGTTATTCATATGTGGCGCACATGATGAAGACATATGGAACAAATTTCAGCGCAGCGAATCCGGAAATTTTTTTAACGAACGATTGAAAGAAGAGGTATTGAGAAGGAAGGCTTATTCTGAGAGTAGGCGAAACAATCGTATGAAGAAGACATCTAAAACATATGTTCAACATATGGAAACTGAAACTGAAACTATAACTGTAAATAAGAAGAAAGGGGGTGCAGGGGGAAAGAAACAACCTACACAGGATGAGGTGATTCAGTTTTTCAAAGAGAAAGGCTATTCATTCGATGCAGCAATCAGGGCGTTTGATTATTACAATGCCGGAGGATGGCGCGATCGGGATGGCAAGGAAGTGAAGAATTGGAAACAGAAAATGATAGCCGTTTGGTTCAAGGATGAAAACAAGGCTAAACTTGCAAGCAATCAATACGCACAACTGACATGAAAGACACGAACATAGAAATCGAAGTGCTTGGAATATTCCTTAACGATTACCAAGCTCAGCTAAAGATTCAGGATTGCCGTGAAGAATTCTTCACCGACCTAAACAACCGAATCGCATACAAGGCTATTCATTCGCTATTCAGCAAGGGCGAACCAATAGACAACCTGACGGCAACGATGCGCCTTCGTAACATGGATAAGACCTGCAACGCAGGGGCAATCATTGCTGACATATCCAACAGATACATAGGCAGCCCCAGCATTGATTTCAAAATAAAAATCCTGCATCAACTTTGGATTGCCAGGGGGTTGCACAACATCAGCGCGGATATTCAACATCAGGTTGCGGATAAAAATACAGACCCCTTTGAAGTGATTGCAAACACCCAGCGGAAGCTTGATGAACTCGGAGTAATTGAAGGCGGGGAAGGTGTTCACATAGCCAAAGTAGCATCCGACAGGATAAACGAAATTGCACAACGCAAGGCAGCTGGGATTCACACTTTGGGCGTAAGTACCGGGTGGGCGCAGATGGATAAGTTCACGGGGGGATTTGTTCCCGGTGAGTTTTGGGTAGTTGCTGGCCGTCCGGGGATGGGGAAGACATCGTGGGCAACAGGCATAGCCATTATGCACTCACTGAACGCAGGAGGCAAGGTGGCTTTCTTTAGCCTTGAAATGACCAAGCAAGGGTTGGTGGATCGGGTGCTGGCTGCTGAGTTCCAGACGAATGGCGAACAAATCCGCTCGGCAACATTGAGTGATGAGCAGATATTGAATATGGCCCGGCTGGGTAGGATAAATCACATGAACATCTGGCTGGATGATACGCGGAGGCAGACCATTGACCAGATACGCGGGAAGTTGAAAATGATGAAAGCAAAACACGGCATCACCCTTGCAATCATTGACTACATCGGACTAATCAACCCATCGGACACACGGGCCACTCGGGAACAGCAGGTGGCCTACATCAGCCGACAATGCAAACTGATAGCCGGGGAAAGCGGGTGCGCTGTGATGGGCCTGTCGCAGTTGAATAGGCAGAGTGAAGGCAGGAGCGATAAGCGTCCGGGGCTGGCTGACCTTCGAGAATCAGGGGCCATTGAACAGGATGCGGACGTTGTGGTATTCCCTTTCCGGCCTGATTACTATCTGCCTGAAAAGCCAATCGTGGAAGAAGCGGAAACCATCATCGCGAAGAACAGGAACGGGCGAACGGGAATCATCGGTTGCAAGTTTGAAAGTGCATATTCTAACTACCTTTTGTATTAACTTTGCAACCGCATGACACCTGAAATTTTCCTCGCACTAATCAGCATCGCAGGCGCATCCGTGCCTTTCGCGCTAAACAACCAGATGGACATTTTAGGCCCGTTTGGCGGCTACAAAGTATTCCGCTGCGCTGTTTGCCTGTCATTCTGGATTGCGCTGATAGTTATTGCCCTGATGGGCGGCAATCCTGTATTCGCAGGGCTTGCCCCAATCTTTGCCCAGCTAATCAACAAAGTTCTCTACTGATGTACAGACACGAACACACCGAGGGCAGCGTATGTGCATTCTGGGGGCAGGACATAGCCGATGGAATAACCATTGCCCGTTACCATAGAACCGAAACACGCACACCTTTCGACATCCATTGGACGCAGGGCGGGGATTATTTTCAGAACTGCTCATCGAATTACCTTGAAGCCATCACACAATTCAGGGCGGCCACTTGGAAACGAAACGAACCACCTCACTTCATCGTATGAACGCAGAACAGAAAGCCGAATTTGCAAAGCTGCTGCCAAGGTGGCAGGGATATAAGCGCAACCTCGTCTGGACTTTTGACGGGGAAGAAAACGCACTTATTGACCGTATGGCGTGGGTACTGCTGGGACGCCACTTAACCTCCTGCCCATCGTGCAGGGTGGATGCAATGAGGCAACTTGAAAACCTATACAACGCATGACCACATTCAAACACAGCGGAAACGCGGGGGACATCATCTATATGTTGCCCACGATTCAGCAGCACAGAGGTTCAACGCTATACTTGAACCCTAACCGCCCGGCACAATACGCAGCGGGGCTGACCCATCCAGGGGGAGCGGTGATGCTGAACGAGAAAATGTGCGAAATGCTCAAGCCATTAGTGGAGTTCCTCGGAATCAAATGTGAGATATGGCAAGGTCAGGAAGTAGATTATGACCTTGACCTGTTCCGCGAAGAACGCATCAACTTATCCGCTTATGACATTCGCCGGTGGATAATGGCTGTTTACCCAGAACTCACACCGCCTGAACGCTGCCACTTTAATTTCAACACTTTATCAGCTATTGATTATGAACTGCCTTCAGGGCCATACATCACGCTGAATCTTTCAGAACGGTACAGAAACAACGCTGCTGGCAACGCATCCATGTATGAAGAACTGAACGCATGGAGATATCCGATTTACTTCGTAGGCGTGGAGCAGGAATACGATAAAGCGCGTCAATACTTACCTAATCTGATTCACTTTCAATGTAAAGACTTCCTGCACATGTACAAGTTAGTTTCAGGGGGACGTAGGCACTTCGGAAACCAATCAAGCCCTTTCGCCATCGCTGAGATATTCGACCTGAAAAGGGTGTTGGAACTTTCACCCTATTGCCCGAATGTGGTAAGCACGGGGCAAAATTGGGGCATCGTGTACAACCGTGAAAACATGAAGTACCACGTTGCTAAATTACTGGAGGCATACCCAGCACCAACCGAACCCGTAATAAACCCGTCCTGATGGCAGAAACAAGAAAGGCGCACGCTCGTAGAGTGAAGCAGGGATTTTATCGCAAGTACATCAAAGGGCAAGGAATTGACATCGGATGCGGTCGCATTGATACGCACGATGGGCAGGACACAATCAGCCAAGATGCTGTTCACCATGACAAGGACATCTGCGATGCCACCACTATGGATGTTTACGCGGATGAATCTTTCGACTATGTCTATGCCTCACACGTTCTGGAACACCTGGACGACCCAGTTACGGCAATTCGCCATTGGTACAGGATATGCAAGGTAGGCGGTCACGTTATTATCAGCGTTCCACACCGGGACTTATATGAGCGCAAGCGCACCTTGCCTTCCCGATGGAATCTTGACCACCGATATTTCTACCTGCCAAAAGGATGCGACCCACCACATACGTTCAGCATGGAGGGGATTTTGCAGCAGGCGGGGATAGTGGATTACACGATGAAAGTAATCGACACGGCAACCAATGCCGACAGGCCCGAAGAACATAACAACGGGGAGTTCAGCATCGAGGTAATTATCAAAAGACACGCGGCTGATGAAAGCGTATTTGAGGATTTACTTAAATGACAGGGGCTACACCACAACCGATTTCATTCCGTGTGAGGTCTGCGGGGCGCAGGCACAGGATATCCATCACATACAACCGAGGGGGATGGGTGGAAGTAAGACGCGGGACACGGCGGATAACCTTATCGCAATGTGCAGAGCTTGCCATCACGAGGCAGATTTTGGCACGAAATTACCGAAAGAATACCTAAGACAAATAGTACATGAGGCTCGTACAAATAGGAAAGGTTAAACCAAACCCAAAGAACCCGCGAATAATCAAGGACGATAAGTTTCAGAAACTTGTTGCATCACTTCAGGAGTTCCCAGAAATGGCATCCGTGCGTCCGATTGTCTGCAATACGGATATGGTCATCCTCGGAGGCAATATGCGATTCAAAGCCATGATGGCAGCAGGATGGAAAGAAGTGCCTGTGGAGATTGTTGACTGGCCCGAAGATAAGCAGGCTGAATTTGTCATAAAGGATAACGTGAGCGGCGGCGAATGGGATTGGGATGCTTTGGCTAATGAATGGGATGCGGAGGCATTGGAAAAGTGGGGATTGGATTTGCCTGTTGATTTTTCAGTGGAACCGGAAGCCGAAGAAGATAATTACGAAATACCCGACGAAATACAGACCGACATCGTGCTGGGTGATTTATTTGAGATAGGCGAACACCGTTTGCTTTGTGGGGATAGTACGGATAGCGACCAAGTAGCCAAGTTAATGAACGGAGAAAAAGCTGATATGGTATTTACAAGTCCTCCATACAATGCTAATACAAAAGCAGGTCAAGGCGACATCTTTAACAAAAAGAAAAGCGTTAAGCTATATTCGGATGGATATTCCGACAATCTTGAAAGCTCTGAATATGTAAATTTCGCATCTTCAGTTTTGAATAATTGCTTTTTGTTTACTGATGGTCATATTTTTTGGAATGTCAGCTACAATGCAAATAGCAGATTCGAGTACATTCAGCAAATTCAAAATCATCTTCAGTATCTCATTGAGCAGATTTGTTGGAAGAAATCATCTACCATTCCATTCAAAGGCTCTCTGATGCGTGATTGGGAACCTATCTATGTTTTTTCTACAAATGGAAATATGCTGGGCTTGGATGCAGTTCATAGCAATCATTGGGAGGTAAGTAATACACATTCGCAGCAAGACAATCATAAGGCTTGCTTTCCAGTTGAATTGCCGAGTAAAGCAATAAAATTAAAAAATTCATATAAAGTAATCTTTGAACCATTTACTGGAAGCGGTTCAACAATGGTAGCTTCACACCAACTTAAACGCAAATGCTACGGCATAGAACTTGACCCAAAGTATTGCCAAGTGATTATTGACCGAATGCTCAAACTTGACCCCACGCTGCAAGTAAAGCGCAACGGCAAACCTTATCAAAACATCGGAGGAACAACGGATGAATCTTGAACCACAACCACATGGAGGAAGCCTTGTAAGACCTGCCAAGGGCGAAACCATGAACCCCAACGGCAGACCGCGCAAGTACGTTTCCACCCTTCGCGAATCAGGTTACAAGCTGTCGGAAATCAACGACTGCATTCAGGTTATGATGGCCATGACCGTGGATGAACTGAAGGAAGCCTTTGAGAATAAGAATGCGACTGTACTGGAAAAGACTATCGCGGCGGCGATAAAAAAGAGCATTGAAAAGGGCAGCCTGTATAGCATTGAAACATTGCTTTCCCGCGTGTATGGCAAACCTAAAGAGCAGGTGGATATGAACGTGGATGCGGATGTTGTTGTTACGATGAACCTGAACCGATGAGCGCACACGACCCAGACCACTACAAGGGTGCGATAGAGTGCATAGACGCTATCCGCGAAAGCATGACAGCGGAAGCCTTCGCAGGGTATCTGAAGGGCAACGTGCAGAAATACCTATGGAGGTATGAAAAAAAGGGCGGCGTGGAAGATTTACGCAAGGCGAATGTTTACCTTAATTGGCTGATAGAACATGAAGATACTCGGAATAATGAACGGCATGAGCGGGGTAAGTTACCACCGCCTGTACGCTCCACTCCATGACCTGCAAACGCGGGGATTCGCGGAAGTGGACATCTGGACACCGCGTGACGAGCAAGGCAACTACCGCCCTCTGCCCCCGCTGAACTACGACCTTGTTATCTGGAACGGCACGCTGACCGAACCTCAGGAACAGATAATACAAATCCTGAACAATGCAGGCATTCCCTTTGTCGTGGACATTGACGACTACTGGATGCTTTCACGCTACAATCCTGCCGTCCATGAATGGAAAGCCCGGGGGTTATCGGCTAAGGTGCAGGCGGCTATGTATCATGCAGACGCGGTGATATGCGAGAATGACCGATTGAGGGAGTTCGCATACAAGGTGAATCGTAATTGCTACACCATACCTAACGCGCTCAACTTAACGGAATTACAATGGAATCACGAAAAGAAACCGGGCGATAAGTTTAGGGTGGGATTCATAGGCAGCCGCTCACATCGGTACGACCTGATTCAAGTAGCTGCACCCGTGCGCGAGTTCTGCGAGGCAACCGGAAGTGAGTTCAACATTTGCGGATATGACCCAGCAGATAGGGAATGGATAGAGGTAGGTAACGCTTTCAGCCCAACAGGCCACGCGGAATGGCTCAAACTTCGCCCAGGGGTTCATCCTTCGCAGTACGGGGGCTATTATGCCGGGATGGATGTAGTGATTGCCCCGCTGGTTTCCAGCACTTTCAACAACTGCAAGTCAGACCTGAAAGTGAAAGAGGCCGGATGCTATTCGCTGCCAGTGATTGCATCGGACTTCGGGCCGTATAAGGACCACCAGTCCGAGGGCGTGGTTACCGCTTACGGACATAAGGGATGGATGGATGCGCTGTATAAGGCTTATGAGGGCAAGTTGAACGGGGCTGCTAATGCTGCCTACCTGAATAATGAAGGGGATTTGCATAGGGTGAATCTGGATAGAATTGCCGCATTGAGTGAAATTCTTATTGCGAGGTAATATCAAACATATTATATTTGCTCCACTATGACAGAGACACAAGAACAACTCACAGATTTTGCCTACGGCAAGCCCATCCTTGACAGGATAGGCGAATTGTACTGGGCATGGCAGGAAGGCAAAGTAGATGCGCTTGCCTTTTACATCACGCTTAACCGATTGGAAAAACACCTTGCATCGGTTAAGGAGGAAGTGAAAGATTATGCCATTCAGCAGGCTGACCAGTGGCACGAAAAATCATTCAGCTACTTTGGTGCGACAATCGAAAAGAAGGCATCCGCAGGACGCTGGGATTACAAAGGCATCCGCGCATGGAGCGAAGCGAAGGCTAACTTGCAGGCCATTGAAGAACGGGCGAAGGCCGCTTATCAGGCATCGCAGAAGTTTGGGATGCAGACGGCCACCGCAGACGGTGAAGAAATTGAATTGCCGACATACACGGCTGGGTCTGACATTATTGCAATCAAGGGGCTATGAGCAAGCAGGTAACTGATATAAACCAACTGCACGAAGGCTGCATCGTACGCGATATGCTGGGGCTGACTGGAACGGTCGTAAAGGTCAACGAAAAAACCAACATAGTTGCCGTGGAATTTGCCGATGGTGAATCCCCCGTGCAGATGAACCCGCTTGACTTGGTGCTGTTGTGGGAGGCTGATGAATGGGAGATTGAAAAGCACGGTATGTATCATTTAGATGAAGATGAACAATAAGCACCACGGGAGTTAGGTTTGGCTCCCGTGTTGTTCTTTCATGGTAGAGGGGGTTGGCGAAAGCTGACCCCTTTCTGCGTTAAGACAAATCCCGCCTTGCTCCATTTAAGATATGGCTTACTCAATAGAGCAGCAGCCGGGCGAATATTCCCCGGCGTTTAACCCGCTGACCTTTGTGGTGCGGGAAACAAACAACGCCATCACCGGGCAGAGCAACTTCCGCTACGTTTGTGAGGTAGAGGTGGATGGAACGATTCAGGCTAAACTCAAAGCACCTATCCGCTACGGCAGCAGCCAGAACGAAGCGGTATTCGATGTTACGGAAATACTGGCTTCCTATGTGGGCAATGAGTTTGAACCGCCCTCATCAGTTGCCATCACCAAGCAGCCGCGTATTACCCAATGGAGGGCGAAGTTCGGATATGAATATGGCAGCGGGGTGGTTACTGAAGCTACCGGGGTAGTGAACAGCGCATACAAGTTCAGCTGGGATGCTTGCGTACCGATTGCCGAGTTTAACACCTTCGCACCAGCAGACTACCTGACCGCTTCAGGTGGCACGGCCGGGGCAAAGTTCCTGACCGACATCAGACCCAGAAGCGTTCAGGCCACGGAGCAGCACAGCCTGACCGCGCTATACGGCACGGACACGGCTAATAAGGTCGTTGAATACAAGGCTTATTCATCCGCTGGCTCACTATTGGAAACCATCACAAAGAGCCATACTTACTCCGACTACCGTTCCCGACTGCTGGCTATTGACTGCACGTTTACAGCTGTTGGGTTTACTGTAAACCCCGCGTATTATACAGTCCAGACATACCCAAGCGGCTATGCAGGCAAGGCATCGGAGGCAATGCGGTTTAACCTGTGGGAGGAATGTTCCAAGTATGACCCTGTAACCATTCACTTCCTCAACACTCTGGGCGGGTTTGATTCATACACCTTCCGGAAGCGCACGGTTCGCAGTATGCAAGGTGAGCGGCAATCGTTTAATCAGGATTCATTCAGATACAGCACGGGGTCTTATGCCTATTCCAACAGGCGCGGAGGTGTGCAGCACTATGCCACCAAGCTTACTGAACAATGGGTACTTAATACGGACTGGCTCACTGATGAACAGGTCGAATTTATAGAGCAGTTGCAATTCTCCCCGGTGGTATTCATGGGGTCATTCAGCGCACTTGAGAAAGTTACCCTGCAAGGTGGGGAGTTTGAGCGGAAGTATAATCGGGACGGGCTGGTGCAGTACAGCATCACCATTACCCGCGCACTAACAGACAGGAGGCAAAGGTTATGATGCGGCTGTTTATTGAAGGGCGGCAAGTTGACCTGATGCAAGATGAACCGCTGCTGATTACGCGGGAGATTGCGGATGTGCGAGAGCCTGAAAAGCGGTCATCAGATTGGAGTAAGACGTTTCGCATACCCGGAACTTCAGAGAATAACAAGCTATTCGGACACATCTTCGACATTAATCAGGAGCAGTTGAACAGCGGCAGTCAGTTTGGGCCAGACTTCAACCCAAACAAGAAAGCGGCTGCATGGGTAACTGTTTCCGAAACGGAAATAGTTCGGGGATTCATCCGGATGCTGAACATCAGCGTAATCAGGCGTGGCGAGATCCAATACGAAATATCCTTTCACGGGGTATCGGCTGACTTCTTTGCAAAGATTCGCAACAAGCGGATGAGCGAACTCGATTTATCATCCATGAATCACACGCTGAACAAAACCAACGTGAAGAACAGCTGGAGCAATACGGCTGCATCCGGGGGTTATGTGTATGCGATGATTGACCGGGGCAGGGCGGACAAACCCTATGATGCGTGGGGCTGTACCGATTTAACCCCGTGCATTTATGCTAAGCGAATAGTGGATGAAATATTCAGTGAGGCAGGCTACACATATACATCCGATTCATTCTTCAACACTGATGAATTTAAAAGCCGGGTAGTTCCATTCCCGAAGCCTGCGGAAATATCCGAGGCAACGCTCACAGGCATGGCACTCCGGGCGCGAAGGAGTTCAGACCAGACCCGGGTAAAGGGCCAGACAATCATATTCAACGATGATTCTTCTTCAGGGTATTACGACAACGGAGGGAATTACAACACGACAACCGGGAAATATACCTTGCCTTATACGGGCGTGGAGATGTCCGCAAAGTACACGATGGAACTGAACATTACCGGACTAGATGCAACCGCCATAAATTGGGTAACAGCAAGTTTCAAAGTGTATCTGGGCGGCAAAGAACGAGGCCAGTTCTTTTTTGATGCGGCAAACAACTTTTTGCCATCTGGAATCAACATTAGCGGTGAATCATTTGTTTACCTTGGTACGGGAGCAGCTGCACAGGATATTGAAGTGCGATTCGATAGGTTGCTGGACACATCGCCGGGAATTGCGGCAAGTGAAATCACAATTCCTTATGTACTGACCGTAAAACCCAATAGCATCGTAGAAATAGAAGGTCTGCAATCGGTTACCGGGGTTGGGATGTTGGTTGACTTCAATTCTGCTTTCTCAAAATCTGAACTCACTCAGGAAAAATTCATCAGTGACTTGATTAAGTTGGATAACCTCTACATTGAACCGACTGAATATCTGGGCCAGCTATACATCGCACCGCGTGACACGTTCTACCGCAACACCGTGACGCACGACCTTACTGCACTTATTGACCGTGACCAACCCTTAGAGATTATCCCGATGGGTGAACTGGAGGGCAATCCCTATGTATTCACAATGGCTCAGGGCAAAGACGCGGATTCCGATGAATATCAGAAGGCCACAGGCAAGATTTACGGTGAATCACGTATCATTATTGATAACGAGTTCGTACAACAAGAAAAGAAAGTAGATACGGCTATTGCCTCAACTCCGTACATCTATGCAGGCGGAAAATTTGTAATTGCTTCAATGGGCAGCGCGGATAAATCGAACGGTGATGTTCGGATGTTATACTGGTCAGGCAAGATAACTGCTACCACTTGGCGGTTATGCGACTGGGTAACTGACCAGCGCACCTACATAAATGATGAAGTCATCACAGGCGGCTATCCTCATGCTGGGCATCTGGACAATCCATTCACGCCCACCAAGGATTTGAACTTCGGTATGCCCGCTTTCGTGAATCTTCCGGCTGGCATCACCTACACAAACAACAACCTGTACAACCGCAACTGGAGGAAGTATATCAACGAAATCACAGACCGCAACAGCAAGCTGGTTAAGGCCCGGGTTTACATCACTCCCGGCAATTTCATAAGGTGGCAATTTCGAGACCTTTACTTTTTTGATGGGCAGTATTTCAGGCTCAACAAAATCAGCGACTATCCTGTTGGCAGCGCGGATGTTGTGGAGTGCGAGTTCCTGAAAATCAAGGAAGCAGCAGCGTTCACTCCCAGTACCGGAAAGACGGGGGGAGGGTATGATACGAAAGATGACAATAACGACCGCTGGCCAGACCTTCGCAACGGGTTCGACAAACCTCAGCGCGAATACGCAACGGGCGGCACAGCAGGCGATAACACCCTGAACAACCCCACCATGTCAGGAGTGATAAAGGCTATTGACGACCGGACGCACATAGACATTGGAACGCCTACCACGGGCGATAAGTACCGCCCTGCCCTTGAATGGACAGGCGCGGAGTGGGACATCACACTAATCAAAGAAGTATAATGGCAAAGAAGATAGTACAACCAGTTGAGGTACAAGCCTCGGTAAAAGGCGATAGCAGCGTAAAATCGTTTAAGGCCCAGATACGGGAGGCCCAGCAGGAAGCATTAAGGCTGGCGGCTGCATTCGGTGAAACCGATGCACGAACAATCGCAGCGGCAAAACGGGTAGCAGAACTAAAGGACAGGATGGAGGATGTAAATGCCACTATTAAAGGCTTACATCCTGACAAGTTTCAAGCTATCGCAAATATCACAGGCACTCTGGCTAATGGATTCGCAGCGGCACAGGGCGCAGCGGCTTTGCTTGGCGGTGAATCACAGGATTTACAAAAGGCCATGCTTCGCGTTCAGGGCGCGATGGCATTCTCCCAGGGTATTGCAGGGCTAAAGGACATCAAGAACCAACTCGGAGGCGTTAAGGCGTTGATAATTGATTCCGTTGTGCCTGCTTTCACCACGGCGGCAGGAGCGGCAAAGATGCTTCGCAACGCTCTCGGAATCGGCCTGATAATTAGCGCAGTAACTGCCCTGATTGCCATCTTTAATAAGCTGGATTTCAGCATTGACGGCGTTTCAAAGACCGATAAAAAGCTGCTCGATCAACAGAAGCAAAAGCTAAAGGCAGCTCAAGAGAATGTGGCCAATCTTGATGCTCAGGATAATATCCTAAAAAAGCAGGGCAAGTCTGAAACGGAGATTCTTAAAATGAAGATTGCCGCGCTAAAAGTGGCCATTGATCAACAGAAGGCAGTTATTGAAACGAGCAAGATTCAGACAAAGGCACAAGTTGAAGCGGCAAAGCGCAACAGGGATATTTTGAAAGGCGTTCTGGATTTCCTCACCAAGCCTTCAGAGTGGTTACTTACGTTAATTGATAAGATAGCCGGGATGCTCGGGTATGACAGCGGACTTTTGCAGGAATTGGAAAACATGAAGACCGGCCTTGCTTCTATGGTGTTTGACCCAGTGGCAACTCAGAAGAAAGCTGATGAAGATTTAAAGGAAATGGAGAAAGGCCTGACCGAAATGCAAAATACGCTGGCAGGCCATGAATTGGCGGTACAAGAAATTCAAAAAACAGCAGCCAAAGAGGCAGCCGATAAGCGCAAGGAAGCACGGGAAAAAGAAAAGGCCGATAATGAAAAAAAGATTAAGGATGCTGAAGAATTTCAGGCGCGAATGAAGGAACTTCAGGATAAAGCATTGCAGGATGAATTGAAAGGAATCAAAGAATACTATGCACAGCGCGACCTTGCCATAATGCAGTCCAATCAAAGTGAGTTTGATAGGGCCTTTGCACTGAGCGAAAATAGAATTGCCCAACTTGAAAACGAACTTCAGGCGCGTAAGGACGCAGGAGTAAGCACCATTGAAACTGAAACAGCCTTATTCAGTGAACGCGAAAAGCTGTTCAATATGACATCTGATATGGTTAATGCCGAATTGGATAAGGTCATAAAAGCTAATCAGGAGGCAGCCGACAAGCAGAAAGAAATTGATGCGGAGGTAGCCAAAACGAAACAGCAGGCTTACTCCGATGTTATGACCGCATCCTCTGCGCTTATTGAATTGATAGGACAGCAGACGGTCGCAGGCAAAGCGATTGCCCTTGCTCAGATTGCAGCTGATACAGGAGTGGCCATTGCCAAAGCACTCAATACAACAAGTTCGCCATCAGCTGATAACGTGGCCACAGGTGGTCTGGCGGGTATCGCAAAATTCGCAGCCATCTCAGCAGCTATCTTATCAGCATCGGCACGGGCGGTTAAAATTGTGAAGGGTGGCAATCCTCAGCAGGGCGGTAACGCAGGCGGCAGCATAAACCTTGCAGGCACTCAGCGTCCACAGCTTCAGGCGCAATCTTCCCTCGGAGGTGGCACTCAGTTTGCCGGGCAAACGGACATGAAGGTTTACGTTACCGAAGCAGACATCACAGCCACTCAGCGCAGAATCAGGCAGAACAGGGGGGTATCGGTAATATGAACGGCAAACTCACAGCCCTTCAACGGCAATACCTTTCCAGACTTGGCAAGGCTGAAGTAGAACAGCCAACCCTCACAGGTGATTTGCTTTCCGACCTTGTTTTCGGCTGGGCGCAATACACGACAAAGAGGCTGGAGGATAGCCTGTTAAAATCCCGCATGACCTATGCAAGCGGGCGCGTTAATGCAACATCGGGACGGGCATCGCGGGGTCTGCTCCAATCACTCGCAGCCGTTCCGACCATTAAGCGCGGGCAGGATGTTATCGGACGCATTCAGGCTGAGGAACATTATCAATGGGTGGACGGCGGCCGAGGGCCAACTAAAGGCGGTGGGCGTGGTGATGTTGTGGCAAATCTGAAACGATGGATTGCGGATAAGGGCATAAACGTGGACAATATGCCGGGTGAAACACGGGAAGAAAAAAATACCACGTTGGCCAAAGCTATCGCGCGAAAGATTCACACTAAAGGTTACAAGGGTAACAAGTTCTTTTCAAAAATCATCAATGATGAAACCTTTAATGAGTTCGCCGAATATCTGGGGCAAGCGATGGGGCAAAAAATAGCCCTTTCATTCACGGTTGCAGCCCAGCAATCCAAAGAGTACAAATCCCCATTTTAAGACATTTCCCGCTTCGCTCCATTATAGGAGTGAATGACCCGATTTATTATCTGGAAATTGAAGAGGGCGATGGCCTGACGCAAGTCAGCCTCGTAAACAGCCCCGCCATAGAACTTGACTTCCACTATTTTTCAGCAGAGCAATTCGTAACCCCGACCGCGGGCGAATCCGAAGAAGAATTTATCGGGCGTTGTGTCCCGATCCTGATAGGCGAAGGCAAAGAACAAGAGCAGGCGGTTGCCATCTGCTATTCCTATTGGGAAGATAAGACGGCAATGGCTTCCTTTTCAGACTACCCGGAAGCAGCCAAGGCGAATGCTGAACGCGGCATCAGGCTGAACGAGGAAGGCGGGAACAAGTGCGCTACTCAGGTGGGCAAGGTTCGCGCCCAGCAGATTGCAGGCGGTGAACCCTTATCAGAGGAAACCATCAAGCGCACCTATTCGTTTCTTTCCCGGGCGCAGGAGTATTACAACCCAGATGATGATTCAGCCTGCGGAACTATTTCCTATCTGCTCTGGGGCGGGGATGAAATGCTCCGATGGGCCGAGGCTAAATTGAACACCATCGAGCGCGAGCGGATGTCCTTTGCCATCGAATCAGAGGAGCGCAGAATCATCACAGGCCCGGCAATGATAGCTGAGAAACCGATTCTTCGCAGGGCTGAAGATGGCTCGACCTATTACGTCAAGTTCAGCGCGGAAACAATCCGCAAGGCGGTAAAGTTGTGGGCATTGCAGAACAAATACAATGCGGTGAACGCTGAACACGCGAACCCGGTAGGCGGGATGCACCTGCTGGAATCCTTTATCGTGGACAAAGAACGCGGCATAAACGCGCCGCAGGCGTGGGCCGATGCTCCAGAGGGTTCATGGTTTCTTTCCTATTACGTTGAGGATGATGCCGTATGGCAGGACATCAAGGCTGGCAAGTTCAGAGGGTTTTCCATTGAGGGATATTTCACCGACAAACCCGCCGATCCAGCCGAAGAAACCCTTGCCGCTATGCGGGCCATCCTATCAAAGTGCGACACTTTATCACTTAATACATTATCAGAAATGAACGCTTTAAACAAGATTCAAGAAATCAAGAAGCTGCTCGGGTTCAGCGATGAAGTCCCGGCCGTTGCCTTCGCTGAAGGCACTCTTGCAGACGGAACGGTTATCCGTTTCCCCGGTGAAGAACCTGTTGTTGGTGACCTGTTGGAAGTTCAAACACCCGAAGGTGAATTTGTACCTGCTCCAGATGGAACGCACGAAACTGCCGATGGCTACCTCGTTACCACCGTTGCTGGCATCATTACCGAAATCATGGAGAAAGAGGCTGAAGTTGTACCTGCTGCACCCGCTACACAGAGCGAAGATTTCGCATCCATCAAAGCGGAATTTGAAAGCAAGTTGGCTGCACAGGATTTAGCCATTGCAAAGTTGACCGCTGCTATTGAAAACCTGACAAACGCACAGGCGAAAACTGTGGAAGTTCTGGAGCAGTTCAGCGCAATCCCGGCTGATGAACCCGCTAAACCCGTGGCCAAAGTGAACGCTAAAGAAGCAGCACTTGCCCGTTTTTCTGAAAACCTTAAAAACCTAAAAGCAAACAAATAAACTATGGCATTCTCTGTAGCAACCCTGTCTGACTGGGGCAAGGAAGACTCCCTGCCCATTCTGACCAAAGCCCTCTTTGGAGGCGAAACCGCTGCTCTGTTGAGCGATGCGGGTCAAGTAATCCCCGGTATCAAAGTATCTGACAACCTGAACATCCTCGGTTCTACCGTGTTCTTTCAGGCTAACGGCTGCGAACCTACTTCAAGCGGAACTACCACCTTCACTGCACGTACCCTCACCGTTGGTGATATTCAGGTGTACGAAACTCTTTGCCCGAAAACTCTGGAAAAGAAGTGGATGCAGAATTACATGAAGGCTGGCAGCAAGCAGGATGAAGTTCCTTTTGCTGAGCAAATCGGTACTGAAAAGGCTGCTCTGATTTCACAGGCACTTGAAGAAGACCTGTGGCAAGGTACTGTTGCCGCTAATCAGTTCAATGGTTTCAACACTATCCTGACTGCCCTCGGCTTTGGCGGTGCTGGTGACCCCATCGAAGGCAACCCCTCAACTGGTGGCGGCTGGACTCAGCTTACCTCCCTGACTTCATCCAACATTGATGATGCTCTGGCGAAGATGTACAGCCTTGCCCCTACCGCTGTTCTGAAGCGTCCTGATTGCTTCATCGCAATGGGTGTGGACACCTTCAAGTTGTTCAAACAGTATTTGGTGGGTGCTAACCTGTTCCACTACTCTGGTATGGAAGAAGGCCAGTTCGTTATCACTGACCCTCTGAGCGGTCTGAAGGTGTATGGTTTGGCTGGTCTTTCTGGCACTAACACTATCCATCTGAGCTACTGGGGTAACTACTATATCGGTACTGACCTCGTAAACGAGCAGGAGAATTTTGAGTTCATCTATGACCCCGTGAAGAAGAATGTTATCTTCAACGCTGAGTTCAAGATGGGCGTTCAGGTTGCTTTCCCCGACCAGATTGTTTACTTTAAACTTCCCTAACCTTTTCTGATTCCATAACCGAAGGGGCGGGTGAACAGCCCGCCCTTTCTTTTAACACCTAAAAAACAGATATGAGTTGCATACTAACCACCGGATTCAGCCACGACTGCAAAGATTCAGTCGGGGGCGTAGATAAGATTTGGCTCGTGGAATATGAGGCAGTTTCCTCTTATACCAGCGCATCAGGCGAAATATCAGCCCTGACCCTCAATGGCGGCAAAGCCTTCTTCAAATATGAATTGCCGAAGGACACCGCATCATTCACCAACACCATCACCCCGAGCGTTGAAAACGGCACGGTGTTTAACAGCACTGAATTGAACATCAAACTTCGCAAGCTTTCAACCGCTAAGCGTAATGAAGTGAAGCTGCTGAGCGTTGCCCGTCTGGTTGCCATCGTGAAAACCAACGCAGGCGATTATTGGGCAATGGGTCTGGGACGCGGCATGGACATGACAGCAGGTTCTGCCATGACCGGAGTAGCCCTTGGTGACATGACCGGGTTCGATTTGACCTTTACCCATGCTGAAAAAGAACCTCCACAAATCGTGCAATCCGGAGTTTTAACTTCCCTTTCTATCAGCTAAATTTGCACGTGTTTCGTGTTGTGCAGAAGGCCACCTTTCGGGGTGGCTTTTCTGTTTTATAGGTATAGGTCGAAACACTTCTGCTTAAATTCCCGTATCACCCTGCCAACCTCGTTCTTCGGAATACGGGTCATGATGTGAATTTTACGCCTGCTCATGCCGGATAGGTACAACTCCACAAGTTTCGATTCGTACCACTCCATCCCGACCTTCGCCTGTTCAATGGCTGCCAGCTTTTCGGACTGGTCAAATTCAAACCGCTCCCGTTCTTCATCTTCGGGTTCATCACTAATCTGCATCGGGGAAATATCCTCCCAGCCTTCAGCCATCCGCGCAACTTTGCCCTGTGGGCGTGAAAGATTGGCCGCGCATCGGATATAGAAGAACTCGAAATAACCAGCTTCTAAGGCCTTCGCTGCTTTATCCGCTGCATCGGTCGCAATCAATAGGAACAATTCCTGTTGCAAATCCTGCCATGCGTGGGGGGAATACTTGCGACAAACCTCTTTCGGCCAGCTTTCGGATGCAAGTATTTCGCAGGCCGTTTTCATGTAAGCAAAAATAACCCCTTTTTATTGACGCGGCTGCAATGCAGGGCAAGTGCCAGAGCGTTGACGCAATCATCATGCAGCCCTTCAGGTGCATTGTACGTTATCCCTGTGCGCGTGTGCTGCCATTCAAAGTTCTG